GCTTGGTTTACGGTTAGCGTCTGAAGCGGACTGTACCCAGACCCTTCATTGTTGACAGCAACAGTTGCAACCTCGCCCGCTGCGTTAGTTGTAATATCTAAGGTCGCGCCAGTCCCGCTTCCAGTGTTAACATTAGCCGCTACATTGGTAAATGTTCCATTGGCTCCGTAGTTGCTACCTGGAGAAAATGCAGCTTCTAACGATTTAACTTTTCCATCGTCATCTTGTTTCCTCCTGACCTTGGTGTAATCATCTTGAAGATTGACGTCCCCTTCATTAAATTGACTGCGAAAATGGTTGTGGAACGGATAAGTGTCTATTGACCCTTTGAAGGCGACAAAAGTATTGCTACCCCAAGTGCTCGAAGGAAGAGCCAAATGGTTAAAACCTTCATTAGGGTTGAGATGCAGGATGCGCCCAGACGTCTTGCCTCGAACCTCAAAACCTGATAGCGGAGACAACCTAAAGATACGAGTTTTTTGAGTATCAAACTCAATCCGTATAAAATTAAATACCGACTGCCGTGTCTCGCTGCCTATAGAAAAAATCTCTCCGCTATCGTTCCAATCGTTAGTAGCGTCAGGACCAACCTCTTTGTATTGAAGCGTAAAGCAGGAAAACCTTTGATAAGAAACATCGATCACGCTGCTTTGATATGTAGTGCTTTCTACGTCTTCGGTGTCTTGCTTGTTTTGCGCATCACACATTAAATTATCAGCTTCTTGGAATGTTTTTGCGTCTACAAAATTACAGAGCCCGTTTATTCTTCCTCCGATCACTGAATCAATGCCTATTTCTGTTACATGGCAAGGCCTTGTGTTAGTCACGATAGCCTGCGCATAACGCATAATATGGCCTTTAGTCGTAGCAACAGCTCGCTGCGCATTTCCAGCAGAAATACTATCAATCTGCAAGATAACGTCTGAGCCAGTATGTCGGCCTTTTAAATGGTCCTCGGTGTAGCCATAGCATTGACCGCTTTCAACAATCGTAAAAACACCCTCTACGGCTTGTTCGACTCCAGAAATATTTTCAGCCTCAGACCTAAAAACTTCTTGGGTCCTGCTTGTCAAAACGCCAAGCGCAGATCCAATTTTGTAAACCTCGCCTATAATTAAGTTTTGATCATACTGAGTCTGTCTTGATGCCACGCTAGAAGCGACGTCCTTTGAAAACTCATCAGTGTCGCTGTCTCCTCTCCGGAATATGACGAGCTTTTCCGACTCCGAAAACAGTTTGTAAGTGACTGTTTCGCCCACTGCAAGATCTAAATTTGCGTTCTGGATAAGTGCTTCATCGTTCTTCTTGTAAATGCCAGAAAAACTGGAAAAGTGGTTAATGTCTTTTAGTCTTTTTGAAATCCTGCCTTCGTCGTAGGGGCACTTGGGCCTTACGTCACCATCACTAAAAGGCTTTGTTTGAAGCTTGCAGCCTGCCTGAATAATTGGATTAACCTTGTACGCCAAATCATTGCCTGTGAACCCGTAAACGCCAAAAGTCGTATTAGACGATGGAGTGTGAACAGAAGAAAAAGCGCTGGTTTCTGTTTGGCTGGCTCCTAGTTGAACCTTAAATACTTCATCACTACTGATGGCTGAAGAGGATCCGCCTCCGTTGATCCGTCGATCATTTGGACCGCTGCGTCCAAACACTCGATCTGTCTCAATAATCGCACCACCGTCCTTGCTGACATATACACAGACCCTTGCAGCCGCTTGTGTTTGAGTGTCGCTACTAAATTTATAACCTTTAAGAAGGTTTGAACCGATAGCCCAAAGATCGGCGTCAAAATTTTCAATCTCACCCTCACTTGCCAAAAAGATTGCTCTCAGCATTTGGGATGAGCCGAAAGACAGCATCTGAGACCAAACCATTGGCATATTGAGGCGAACACCCCCAACCTTTGCGCCACTATCTTCAAACCTCTTGCCATAAACAAGAGGTATTGTGCTGCCAATTTTTACAACGTTTTGCGTTGAATCAAAACCATAACGGGGCGAAAAGCTTTGATTCGTGATGATCGGATCATCTATGCTTTCGCCTCTTTGAATTTGACCTGGGCTGCTTGGGTCAGGAATGCTGGGCCTTAGCAGCATCGAAACAACGGTTGCGCCAACGCTTAGAACAAGACTGATAATTGCAATAACGAGTCCTGCGCCCCCGTCGCCAGCAACCGGACCTTCAATTGGATTCTCTTTTAAATACTGCCTTGCTTCTGCTTGGAAAACTTGAAACTCCTCTTCCGTTAGCCCAAGGAGACTGCAAAGGTAACGATCGGAAGGGAGCATAGTCATCGAAACGTCCTGTACTCCAGGTTTGCAACTTTTCTGCTGGGCAGCCAATGCACACCACGTTTGTGGTGCGGAAACAAAAGCCCGTTATCCACGATAATACCTAAGCCCAAGTGCGTTGGCTCATCAAACAAAGTCAACGCGTACTCTTGCTGAGGGCAGACAACTGTCCGCTCCAGCCACTGCTCCTTTAAGTCAGCCCATTCACTACGAGCTGCCATCTCTAGCCAGCCTGGCTCGTAAGGCGGGTGTTCAACGCCAGCATCACGCAATACGTTCCAAACCATAATTACGCAATCGCAAGCAAGCCCGTCATCGGGGTCGGCACCAAATTTATGAGGCAGACTTAGGTAACGGTGCCAGCGCTTCATATCGTGATTTGACCAGTTGTTGGCAATGCACCCACAAGCTCTTCATTCAACCTCCTCCTGGGCACTTGACCCTTTACAGCATCTAATGGCGAAATCAATCGCAATTTGATTATCTTGGTGTCCATCTCGTAAGAGGCTACGCGCCAGTTTTCTGTTGAAACAAGCAGCTCATCATCGAAAGTACTGATATTCAAGCTGACTGTCTCCACTTGCAAAATCCAACGCTGCTCAACTGCCTGCTTGAACAAATTTAAAATGATCGTCGTTCCAGCTTCAGTTGAGGCTCCAATGCCCAGCACGTTAGAACTGCGGTCCCCTCCTTTTTCTCCTCCACCAGTCGCAATGGCATATGGCGCGAAGACGTAGGTGTTACCCCCTCGGTTGCGAGTACCGTTGACCGTAAAATTTTGGAAGTAATACCCTGTGGTCGCATACGCAGAGGTAGAGGGCTCTAAGAATTTGATGTAATTGCAGAACGCATAACCACTCATAATCCAACCCTTCGCCGTGCTTTGACGCTATTTTGCAATGCCGCGAGTGCAAGTGCACGCCCACGCTCAGCAGCTTGGACCATGCCTGTTTGGTGCTGCTCTGCAGTGACATACTCGACTCCGTTAATCGACTGAGATTCAAACCGCACATCCAGTGGAGCTGGGTTTAAAATTGCCTCTGCAGTTTGCTGCTCCGCGGCTGCCATCATTGCTGCTTCTGAAGTACGCGTAAACGGCACAGACATCTGCCTAAAGTTCTCTGGTCCGTCAAGCATCTGAGAGGCAGTGCCTCCTTGATTGCCACCAGGCAAGAACGGAACGGCCATGGCGTTTGCCATGTCAGCGCCGAACCTTTCGCTAGATGTAATGCTGCCATTGATGGACGGAACAAACAGTTCAGGTCCACGCTCTCCAACAATCGTTGGTGATCCACCAAATACAGGGCCACCGTTTGCTGCATTAGCAAAACCAATACCTAGATCTGCACCATTAATATGAAAACCTCCAAGCGATCCACCTTGCGATACTGCATCAGGCATCGTTTTAGGGGCTGATGTAGAGGCAGACGTAATACCAGAAAAAAGTCTTGCAACACCAATCGCAATGTAAGTTGCAATTATTTCCTTAGCCGCCTTTGCAAGAATGTCTGCAATGTTTTTTAAGAAGTCAGCAAATGCTTCTTTTGCAGTTTTCGTGCCATCAACAACTGACAGCAGGCTGTCAAACAGGCTGTCTGTAACAGGTTTTGTAATTGCTAAAGCGTCACTAAAACGAGCTTGGGCTAAAGCTGCTTCGTCAATAGCAGGTTGATACTTCTCGAACGTGGCTAAATTTAACTCAAGCTGAGCGCGTTGATCTTCTAAAGCCTCTCGCCGTTCTTCACTGATTCCAGCGACATCTAAACCAGCTTGATTCTGATTAAGCTGAAAACGCATCATTTCAACTTGTTCCTGGAAATTAGTTTCTTGATTTGCAGCTAACTCCCGACTTCTGCCAAAAAATGGATCAGTCAGAAATGACTTGCGAGCAAAAGGACTGGTTTGACGAATTTTGCGCTGTGCGTCCATACGAGCCTCAACTTTTTGAAGATCAAGCGCTTGTTGCACCTGTAAGCGCCCTAAGTCATACTCAGCGTGCTTTTGTATCAATAATGTTTTTTCAAGCCTTGCACGATCTTCTGCAAGTTTGACCAAAAATTCATTTTCAGCGCGAAGACGAACCGTGATTTCACCTTCTTGCTTACCTAGCAAATTGGTTTCTAGCTGGTTAGCCAGCCTTGCTTTTTCAAGACTTAACGTTTGCTCGATTTGGTTAAACTCTTCTTCACGAGCATTAAACTGACCATTTGTTGCCTTAAGTGTATCTATTTCAACACCATTTCGTTGACCAATAAGTCCAAGAAGTCGGTTTTGCACTCCAATTCTTTCACGCAAAATGGCTCGTTGAGCCTTAGTAAGAGCATTGCGCTGCTTTTCTACCTCAAGATTTCTTTTGTTAATCAACAAAGTACGGTCATGCTCTGCGTTTATTAGTTTTTTCCCCTTTAGTCCGCCAGAATCTATGTTTGCATTTAAGGTTGCCAAGTCATTATCAATTTTTTGAAGCTTGACTTCTCCTTCTTTGACAGCAAGAGTATCCCGCCGAGTTGTCAGCGACATTGCCTCTAAATTTGTTTTTGCTTCAGCAAGAGCGACTTGTCTGCCCATAGCACCTTCAATGGCTTGCTCAGAGTTGCCTGTAGCGTCAGGAATTCGCGTCGGCAACTCGCCTATTAACGACATCTTTCCAGGTTTATTTACAGTCTTTCCAGGTTTTACTCCAGGCAAAATTCCTACAAGTTCTGTAATTAAATCAATAAATAAAGCAAGCGGTGCAGCCAACGCCGATCCAATGATTACCCCTAATCGGTTAAAGGCATTCATCAAGTTTGACCAAGACTTGCCAAACTCTTCAAGAGATTTAACACCACCCTTACCAACAGCGCTTTCTAACTCTTCAAAAGCAGCTTGAGCCGCAACACCTTCAAGACCAAGGCTTTGCAGAACACCAATGTTTGCCTCAAGCTCAGTATTTACCGCACCAATTTTTACAACTAAAAGATCTATGTTTTCAACTGGTTTTAACAACGCCGTTCCGACTTCGGCCATTCCCTGAACAAACTGGTCAATGCTTTGACCAATTACGCTGCCTACAATGCCACCGGCAAAGCCACCCATGAAGCCGCCAATACCGCCACCAAGAGCAGATGCAGGCCCCGCTCCAAATAACAATGGAAAGCCAGCACCTAGCGCAGCCTGTCCGGCCCTTGATTGACTAAAAGGAACAGACTTTCCTGCTCCTGTTCCCTTAGGTTTTCCTTTTGGAATGGAAGGTGCCGTTCTTGAAATTAAACCTGGCTCAATAAAGTTTGGATTGTTTGTAAAATAATTAGCCGGCAATTGACTTGCCTGCCCAGTCATGGTCATATCACGTTGAATACTTTTAATTTGACTGTATAGAGCTTTCTGCTCGTCTAACGCTCTATTTTGCGCCTTAACTAGCATCAAAAATTCTTTGCTTTCTGCAGAAGCAAAATCTAATAAAAAGTTAATTTCTTTTAGTTTTTGCTGATTACCAGCAATTGATTTAGGAAGTTGATTTAGTTCTTTTATTCGATTTTCTAAAGAACCAATTCCTAATTTAGCGTCATCAGTATCACCAAAAAGACCAGCAAATCCTTGGCCACCAGCCGCACCTTGCGCTAAAGCACGTCCTTCAAGCCTTAAACGCTTGTATTGGCCAGCAAGCAAGGCTACACCACGCTCTTGGCGTTTAATATCGTCATTCGTGTCTTCAAAGCCTTTTCGCACCAAAGACAGCTGTTGTCTAAGGCTGACCAGGCTGTTGTCAAACGCTCCGACACCTTTCCTTGCTGCGTTCGTTCTGCCTAAGAATTGATCTACGAACTTTTCAGATTTTTCAAGCTGTTTTTTAAGATCCTTTAGCTGGTTGGTCGCACCACTCGCATCAAAGAAAATAGTGGTTTTATTGACTTTGCCAACCTGCTTCTCTACCCGATCAAGCGCCCCACTAAGGGCGTCAACCGATTTCATGTTCGTCTTTACGACGATTTCAACAGGTTGGATGCCGCCCGCCACTATGCGCCACCAAAAGCTTTCCTAATCCTACCTCTATCTCATCGCTTGCGCCCTACGCCCGGTTTTTGCTCGCTCCATAGCTTTTTCCTCCTCTTCGTTTTTGATTTCAAGGAAAGCCGCCCAACCGATGAGCTCTTCCTGCGTTAACGTCTGACATAGCTCATCTACGGTTTTTCCGAGCTCCTTGGCCAGGAAAAACAGAAAAAACCAGTCAGGATTTGCTTTTCAGCTCTGCTTTCGCTTCCTCCACCTTTTGGTCAGTACCAGAAGAAAGCATCGCAACTTGAATGTCTTGCAGAACAGCTGCTTCGACAGCGTTTTTCAAAATTGATTTTTCACCATCTTGAAACAACCGTTTTCCATCAGCGTCCAAAGCCTTTTCAATCATCAGATTGAGCGCAAACTCGCCAGCGTCATCACTGCCAGCTTTTTTTTGAATTGCCTCTCGCTCAGAAATGGTCAAAGGATGCCAGTAAATTTCAAGCACAACCTCGTCGCCCTGCTTAACGGCGTGCCTATAAAGCTGGCTAACGCCAAATTTATTGCGAAGAAGCTCTATGGCTCGCATTGAAAAACTGCGTTTATCCAATAATATACTACGCGTTTGCAGTAAACTGGCAAGATATTAGGCCGATGAAATGAGCCCGGTTTTCAAGCTCTAAGGGTGCTGGGCCTGAAATTTCAAGCACTTTTGGAGCGCAACTAAACGGATCTGCATAGTCACTTGCGTTAACAGAAGTAAGGCCGTCAATTACAGCCTCACTGATTGCGGCAAGTGCAGCTGTTCCGTTGTTTTTCGGAACATAGACGTTGCATTGAACGGTGCCAATGTAAAAATCAGTTGTCGCTCCATGTGTTTGAATTGTGCTCTGCACGTATGAGACGGACATCAACACGTATTTTCTAGTTTTGCCTGGCGTCGTAAAACGCACGTTGTCGTAAACCATTTGCACAGTTGCGTCGGCAGCTGCTACAGCGTCGGTAACTGCTTTTTCAAAAGCTGCCCTTGAAGCGACAAGCGTCATAAAATCCTCCTATCGCGAGTGCCGCGCTCGTTGCCAGTTGTCATTACTTTAAGTGCGCCAGCAGATGCTGTGCCAAAAAACGCTTTGGCAGCAACTTTGGCTTTGGTCACTAACGGAACAATTTGATTGGGCCGTTGCAAAGCATATTTTGCATACTCAACTGTATTTCCAATATAAACAGTTTCTCGAAAACGAACTTGAGGCAAACTGCTATAACGAGGGCTTATGAATGGAGGAATGCTTTTAGCCAGCTCTCGGCTTTTAAAAGAACTCTTTGCTTTTTTTAGCTCGTTCCATGGGGACCAGTCTTCTACTCGTTCGACAGGCATGGGGCGACTCGTAGAAACCTTCCAGCTAGACGCAAAAAACCCTGTGTATGCAGGACTTGTAATCTCATCAGACAATTCAAAATAAATAAATTTAATAAATTCGTTATACGCCTTGTCTAGGTCTGATTCAATTTGAGCTTTAACTTGACGGCTTAGCTTGCCCATTAGAACCTCACCAACAGAATGTATAGGTACTCTTGACCGCCACGAAACGTTTCAATGTCGGTAATCTGAGCAGCACGGCTTGAGCCTGCAAACTTCAGCGTCACTTCATCCTGAAACGTAGGCTGATTCCCACCTATCTGGTCAGGCGAGACGTAAACACGAGCTTTACGCTCTTCTCGTCCCTCTTCTTCCTCTGACCGAATAAATTCAATCGGACACTTCAAGTCAATATAAGGACGATTAAACGTCGTCAACGTTCCTGTTGACGTGTTGTACTTGCCGTCAAACTTACGGGTGTAGTCAATTTTGGTGTCTAGACCGTCGCCAAGATCGGCAACAATTGCCTTGGCTGCTTCCTTAAAAACCTTATCGAGCGCTCCAGCCATATCAGCCCCTCACAACGCGGACAGAATACGAGCCACTGCCGCCCAGACAATAAGCGCCGA